CCATGGTTGCCCGTCGCCGGGGCGCTTGCACCAGATTCCGTTCCGTGAGAGATATCACCGCCGGGGAAGGCCGGGTGAACGATCATCTGCCATGGCCGGTTGCGCTCCGAACCACCGGCTGTGTATCCGGTCACGCCCGCGCGCACAAAGCCCGAACCGCCGCCACCGGCGCGGGCATCGCCACCGCCGCCGCCACCGCCCCAATATCCGCCACCACCACCGCCACCGTCATCGACGCCTGTGTTGGTATTACCTGCGCTGGAACCCCAGCCGCCGGTTCGGGCGGGTGTTGCCGATACGATCTGCAAGCCGGTTTTGTTGGCGTTGCCTGTGTCGCTAGAATCACGCCCACCAGCCACCTGAGAACCACCTTCACCAGCACCAGAACCTCTGGTTGCCCCTTCACCAACAAGACCGCCGCCCGCTCCACCCCATGCGTTACTAGCAGCGTCAGCGCCCCCACCGCCTGCTACGGCCTGTAGGACGCCGTTCAGCCACACGCGGGTTGAACCACCGCCACCGCCACCACAGGCATCGCCACGGCCACCACCGCCGCCGTCAGGCCAGCCACCGTCACCCCCGGCTGTGAAGGCCGCGCCACCAACAAGGCCCCCGCGACCGACTTGAATCAGGATCACATCATCTTCGACCACATCAAGTTCAATCTCTGTGAAGCCGCCAGCCCCCGAAGCCTCACCAGTCGAATAGACGCCGTTGCCGCCCGCTGCGCCCCCAAGGGCGATCCAGACTTCCGGGACGCCCGCCGGTACGGTGTAAGTCTGGTCCGCCCCCGTGGCGCTGTATAACGTCCCTGCGTCCGGTGTGATCGCAGGGCGACGAAAGGTTTCCATAGATGCAAGAAGTGCATCCCGTTCGGCCCCCGGCAAAGCGGCTGTTGAAGATGCAACGAACATTTCAACACGTTCACCACGAAACCAACCACCGGGTTCTCTGGACCATTGAAATTCACCGGCCATGTCGCCGGTAACTGTGCCCCCCAGAGTCGCGGCAAGAACACTATTCAAATAAGCAGTCGGCGCGACGGTCGCAGCGCGCGAATAGTCAACCAAAAGGTTTGCAAAAACACCTTGACCCATTGTCGCTGCGTCTGTGACATAGTTTGAATTGGCAAGAGTAGCGGAAAATCCAAAAGCCAAAACGATATCGCCGCCAATAAATCGCGGAAACATTTCAGACAGTGCTGTATTGCCGTATCGTGCAATCAGGCCGTCGGCATTTTCAACACGGGAGAATACCGCACCGAAGATACCTTGAGCGGCAGATTCCCAACCGCGCGAACCCGTCGCGGCAATGTTATAGAAAGACGATGTATTTTGCAGCATCGTGACACAGCGGACCCCCACAGTCGGCGCTTGGGCAAAAAATGCTTCCGCCGGGGATACCGCGAAGTTGTCGTCTTCCCATTGATCGTACATCGTGACGATTGCTGTTCGGTTGCCATAGGGTCGTTCTGTGCAAAAACCATCAGCGTCGAAATCCACATCGACTTCGGTATTCAAATCAATGTGTCGCGCACGATAGCAGGGTCCAGTGTAAAGTGGATTGCGAAGAACAAACCCCCAGCCGTTGCGGAAAGTGCTTCCAGTGATCGTCGGGAAAGAAATATCGGCTTCGGCCATCCCCGTAAAAGCCGACGCCGCGACCGAACCATATAACTGTTGCCGGATCATGCCAGATCACCGATGACATGAAATTCGTCAGACCCCACGGGGATAATCGTGCAGCTTGAATACTGCAACCGCAGCGCCAGAAGGCCCCCAGCCGACCGCAGGGTGACGCCAGCGCCCGCTGTGATCGTGGTCTGGCCCGCACCATACTGGATGATCGTCACCGGCTCTGTACCTGTCAGGGACGGCGCCACGGTCAGGGTGTTGGCCCCGGCCAAGTTCATTTCGATGACCGTGGCGCCGTCCAGATCACCGTCAACAACGGTGTAGTTCGCCGTCTTGCGATCAAGGGTTGTGATCGCCGCCGCTGGGGGAAGGCCGAAAGGTTCCCAGCCGGTCGACTCAAAGCGCACGGTTTCTTCATCGTCGGTCACATAGGCCAGCCACCCCTCAATGGGATCGAGATACACCCACGCTTCCGAAGCCGGTTCCCCATCCCAGACGGCGATCTTGTCAGGGTTCGTTGGGTCCGAGTCGACCACGATGTAAATGTCGCCAAGCGTCGGCGAACCAGGCAATGCCGTGGTCCGAGATACGACAACGATATTGGTCAGCGCCGAAAGATTTTGAAAATTGGAATCCATTCCGGGTTTCCAAGTATCGTCGCCCAAAGTCCAAAAGGCGGTAAGCCCAAGACCCGGAAGTGTGCGTTCACCAGCCATTTTTATTCTCCATACTTTCGGCCATAGCGATGACCGTATCCCAAAAGGTTTGCCACAAAACGCACAACAGAGTTTACGCCATCATGCCGTCTTATGAACTTGACCAGCGTTTTCATTACTCCGGTTCCGTTCCCGAAATCAGCACGGCGACAAGTTCTTGGTTTCGGAACGCTTTGGCATACACGATATCCGAAGCCCCAACATTCTCAATCGAAAGTTCTTTCAAACCCTTCGATGAAATGTCGAATCCAATATCCAGGCTTGGCGTTGTCGTCGCCACGTTCAACCGGATCGCACCAGCCGTTTGAAGCTGCACCATCACGTTCCGGCCTGCGGGAGCGAGGGAGACCCAGCTATCCGAAAGCACGTCGATTTCAAGCATGTAACTCATAGCACGATCCCCTGTTTCGCCGCAGCATACACGGCTGTTGGATTATTCACCATAGCTTTGACCATAGTTGCGCCCAAAGCCCACCGACACGTCTTCCGGGTCCACATCAGCGCCCGGCCCGCCGTAGTTGAACCCATAGCTGAAACCGTATCCGGTTTGGCGGATATCGAACAGAATTTGCGCCGCCATAAGCGAACGATCCCCATTGGCGTTTTCCGCATAGAATTGAACGAAGCCGTTCCGCAGCGGGCCAAGGTCAGCGATAGGTATCTCATAGGCTTCTCCGGTAAGATCAGGGATTTCCAATTCAAGGTTTCCGAAAGGATCGACAATTCGCAGAACCACAACCTGATCTGTTTCAGGCGTGATGCTTGCGGCATCCCACGGCGCGATCACCGAGTCTTCGTTCAACCTGTTCCTGGTGGCCCAGCTTGCCGTGACCGTAGCCGGTATGTCATCCTCAATCGGCACCCGCCAAGGCCCGAACCCCGTGCCTTCAAGCTGGCAGTTCGCCGGGCGGAACGGAAGGTGTGGCCGCGCCGGAACGAAACTTGTGACTCGAGTCGCGTTCTCTTTGGTTATCCGACCGGACGCCATGCGCGGGGCCAGGCGGAAGTCATACCCCAATTCATCAGGATCATCATATGGTGAGTACAGCCGCGATGACACGCGCGTATCAGTGTTTGGGAATGCCCAGACGATTGTTCCGACCGGCCATACGCGCGGAACGGTATCGTACACGCCGCGATGGATTACCCATGCCCCACTTTCCATACGATCAAGCTGTACGATTTCAGCGGTGCGTTCATCGGTGCCAATGAGGAATGAATCGCCAGCCTCTTGTGATCCGCGCATTATCGAAGAAATCAATGACTGCGAAATGCTCGACTGCACTTCGGGTTCCAAAGCCGTTGTCAGAAACGCCGCACGAACCGGGTCCATGCGGCCAAGTTCCCGATACTCGGCGCCATCATCGAGCCGTTCATAGGCGTCAAAATTGATGACACGCGGCGTTGGATTGTACCCAAGGAACGCGACATAGGTTTCTGGATATTCCGCATCAATATCTTCAACGTCCAGCCCGTTTTGCGTGAGGAATGGCAGGGGCACAGTCACGGCCATCTGGTATTCCATGTTTTCGGGCGCCGTCGCTTCGGGAGTCCACAAGCCGGGCTGTGGATCGGTGTAAGTCGTTGCATCCAAAGCAAAAACATCTTCGACCAACGACAGTTTGATGTGTCGATCTGTGGGCGATCCATAGTCCACGGCCATGACGCGCACGATCATTTCTTCAATGCCGTCTTCGGGCCACGACAGCTTTTTCACATCGCCCGGCTTGGTCTGCCATTGGGTGCGATCCACCTTCGCCGTCGCAGAATACAGGGGGTATGCCGCCGCGCGCACGTCCCGGTTTGCCACGGTCTGCGCCAGGGCTTCGTTGCGGATGCCGTAATAGTTCCGCGTGTCCCTGACGACAACGCCTTGCATGGCGATGTTGCCCGCGTCATCAGCGTTTACGGTTGCGTCCTTCTCCACTTTCGGATCGGTATAGCTGACCGTGATGTAGTTGATCGTTTCACCCCAAGTTCTGCGCTTCCGGTCTTCCAGAGTACAGTTCGATGGATTCAGAACGTCCAAACCTTCGGTTTCATAATCACCGCGCAACAGCTTCAATTCCCACAACCCGGAAACCGGATCGGGGAAAAGCACGGCTGAAATGTGGTCAATGATTTCCTGCGCAAACTTTTCGATTTCGGTTTCAGCCGTCCACCGCATAGACAGGCCGAAAGACTCGTCATAAAGGGTTCGCGCCACAACCGGAAAGCTGTTGCCCATGAAAGCCGGGTCTTCCCCCATGCCCCAATCTTCGTTGGTCATCAGTTCATAGAGCATGTGCGACGGGTTGGCGTCTGGCAGGGGGCCAAGGGTGCCGTCCACATTGCAATGCCGTCCACCGCCGTTTCCGCCGCCGCCAGGGGCGTTCAAGTCCATGCCGAAAGACGCTGTACCGCGCGCCACCCCGAACTTGAAATCCGAGAACAGGGGGATGAAAGCCGCGACTGCGGCCCGCATGAGGATGAACCGTGTGCCTGCCGGGATCGGCCCGTTGATAGATGCCACACCGAAGCCTGTTTCGGTCGCGCCACCCGTGAGCGATCCGACGAAATCGCCTTCTACAATCGCCCCGTCTTCACCGATCACCAATCCTTCGCCGTGAAATTCCGCTTCCAGAATGACAGAGATTTCTTCCGGCAAACCGCCCATTTCAACGTAGGTCATAAAGACCGCAGACAGGTTTCCCGTTTCCAGGTCAATGCCGTCTATGGCACCCCCGCTGACCGGGTTGACACCCCATTCCCGAACTTGGCCGATGTACCGTGGGATGACCAAGCCACCACCACCGCCCGCGCCGATGCCGCCACCACCGCCGATGCCTGACGAGTCGTCTGTTGGGCGAAGTTCCTGTTGAACGTACTGCGAAGTTCCTGCAATCTCCAAATCAACGCCAGTTCCGAAAACGATGACATAGAACTCGATGAACCGAGTCCCTTCTGGTACTTCGCTGAAACCAACGACCGGAACAGGAGTGAAGGAAATGGTGCCGGGATCGACTTGGAAAGTGTCGTCGCGGATAAGCACAGCGCCAACTTCGCCGGGTGCAGGGCCATCACCGAAGAACCGGACAACAACATCAATCTGCGTTCCGGGGACTCCGGTTGGCGACCGAACAATGGTGAAATCCCATTCGTATCGGGGCCGCAAAGTGTTCTCGCCATACACAATCGGAATGACAAGATCGCTATAAACAGCCTCTTGGACAAAGGTATCATCTTCGTCAATGAACCACAAAATCCCAAGGCTTTGATCCAAGAAGATTTGCGTGAAAATATCTTCTGTGCCCATGGGCCAGATGAACCGGAACGCGCCGGATCGACCGAAGGGGCACCGGGTCACGTTGACCTTGGCCGCAGGAAGATAGGGGTTATTGCTTGTCCAGCGAAACCCGTAATCCGTGACAGGGCCAACCGACTCTGAATAGTCTTCGATCACCGTGGGGCTAGATCGCGCGATGATCCCCGCGTCAGGGTCAGGGAACACGGCGCCCATGTTGACGATGGAACCCGTGGAGTCTTCACGGATGCCCCGGTACGGTTCAAGCTGGCCGGTATAGCTGACAGTCGGTTCGGGCAACACAGCATCCCGAAACAGCCGAATGAGGCCCCCAACACCGCCGCTGCCGTCTTCCGCCCCGATGACCTCTTGTGCTGCACCGCCACGGAAGAACAAGTGGGTCAACCCCCGATACCCTGGCATCGTGGCGACCGTGCGCCCCACACGCCCGGCAAGATCGGCAGATGCAAGCTGATAGTCGTCACCAATGTAAACTTCGACAACACCGACCGGCCCGCCTTCCCCTTCGTCACCACCAAATAGGTCAGGAAGGTTGACGCTTATATCTGACCGCTCTGTGACCATGCCACAGAAGATCGGTTTATCCTTGATCCAGATTTGGTTCACGGAATCAACCGGGCCGTGGCACACGCCATAGTCAATCGAAATCAGATAGTCATAGACTTCGCGGGCGTTCTTACTGCTACTTCCCATTTACTCGATCCCTCATGGCTTTAACGCACCGCTCAATAATGAAGTCATAAGGTTCCACCAGATCGGCGACAAGCACACCATCACGGCAAAGTTGCCGAAAGTCTATACCACGTTCCTTGCAAACACGTCTGACGCCGGGCACACAGTACCCCGCTTTAACACAATCAGAAAGAAGAACTTTTTCAGTCATTTCTTTGACGTTTTCACTTTGCGGATTTGAATGTCTTTATCCCAGAACCCAAGGTTATTCAGACCTTGAATTTCCATTGAGCCGAATACCACAGGTATCGGGCGACCCGCTTCCGCAGTCGGGTCTTCCAGATCGTCAACCGAAGGCGGTTTTTCCTTCTTCGGTTTTGGTGCAAGAAGATATCCGATAACTTGTAGCGCCACACCTACGACAAGCTGGACCAGAAAGTTGAACATTCACAAAATCCTAGATGTGGTTATTTTTGTTTACGGGGTTGTCATATGGAATCCAAGGATGCCCGCCATAGTTCAGAATGTTGTTGTGCAAGTTTTCGCACCCTGAAACAGTATGTGGGCAACCCAAGATCAATCGAACTTCGTCATTGACCAGCAATTCGCGCGTCAAAGCCGTAAGTCGAAAACTTGTGTCAGACGGCACCGATAAAATCGTTCGGCTTTCCACCCCGCCCGTGCCATCCCACTCCAGAACACCTTTCAGAAAATCGTTGATCGTTTTGCCTTCTGGCATAAAACCCGGCTCGACCGTCACCACGTTGCCTGCGATGGCCGTCACAGTGGCCGTCACGGTGGCGATAGCCTTGTTGGCGTTGCACTCCCCCAGGCCCTGCCGATACAGCACCAGCGGGCAGGGGCGTTGGTAGTTCCGTTGCAGGCCGGGGCGGCGCATCGAAGACGCGATGGACATGCAGGTAAGAGTCGCTTCTGCGCCATCCCGCGACGACTCAAGAACCCGGCCACGCCATGCAACCGGGAAGTTCTCGCCAGCCAACCATTCGCTAGGATCGCTTGCGTTCGGCACGTTGCCTTGGCGCACCATCAGCGTGACGACACCCGTGGGCGGATAGATCACAAACAGCGTTGCGATATCCGAGTCGCGCGGGACCGTCACCTTCACTTCCGAAACTTCGATCTTCCCCTTCACTTCGATCCGGGTGCGCTTGATCGGCAGGGGCACATAGTCTTCCCCGTCATATGTGGTTATGGCTTCGGCTGACGTGTACCGATACCGTTCTGTCTCGCCATAGGCGAACAGAAACAGATCGACCGGCTGGCCTTTTTCGCGGGAAGTCGCGTAATTGCTATTCGCCATTTTCTATTCCTCGACCGGCGCCGGGTTCACCAGCGTCTGAATCGTCATTTCAATTTCGGCCACGTCAGTCGTCAGCCAATTCACTTCAAGGCGATCCACGGTTGATCGCACCAGGGGGCACCATGACACGCGGCAAGTCGCCGGTAAATCCTGTTCCCATGGATCGACAAAGGTAACGACCGTGTTGCCGGTATCGAGCGCCATGCTTGCGATCCGGTTCACCTGGTACTGACCATCAGGGAACGTCACCATGACCATGTTGTAAACAGGCGATCCGGCGTACCCTGCGTGAACGTCAGCACCTTCGACCGTGAAGGCCGACTCGGTTGCCAAAGCCCCGGCCCCGATGATCCGAAGATCGCGTTGCCATGTCGGCATGAAGAACGATCCACGGCGCCCCTTGGCCCACAGGAAGTGCGCGATCATCAGTTCTGTGGCTTCACGGGTTCGCGGGTTGAAGGTAAGCCGATTCTGCATGGTCGAATACGCGACAGGGGTGCCGACCGCAGACACCCCGAAACCCGCGTCCACGATTTCCCGTTCTTCCGTGATCTTGATCCGGGGCGGGCCATTCCAGTTCGGCTTTTCCAAGAACACCGGCAACCCTTCAAACAGCACGTCGCTTCGCTGTGGATAAACCTGTGTATCGCTTCCGGGCACCACATCGAACTTCAACGTCGCTTCGAGAAGATCAGTGGTTTCCGCCACAAAATCTATCGTGTCCTGCGCCCGCGCCCGATAGGCAAACGTGATCGTTCCGCCCGACACTTGTTCGGACGCCACAGGATCGAAAAGCAGGATTTCATCGGCATCCACGGCTTCAATTTCAGAGACTTCATAGGCCTGCCCATTGAACAGGATGACCGCCGTGCCGGGCACAGCCCAGAAAGGTGCGTTGCCGTCCAGATAGATCGCCGACTCCCCGATAGCACAGCCCACGTCGATTCGTGCCGTGCGCCATGTGACCGGCAGGACAAAGGGTTCATTCTGATCCTTGTGGATATCTGCCAGCATCCGAGTCGCCGCGTCAGGCCGGAACCACGATCTGAAATTCAGATCGACCCGTGCTGTTTGGCGCCGGGCTTCACGCTGTTCCGTGCCGTCACGGCTTGTCATAACCACAGTGTCAAATTCATAGGACACGCTGACGGCTGTTCGCCAGTTTGGCGTTGATGCCGCGATCCGACCGATACGTTGAACCACCATCACCTCGACCCCAATGCCGTGTTGATTTCGCTGGCCCGTGCCTGCACGAAATTCAGGAACAACTTCTGGCCGTTGGACGTGGACAGTGCCGCGTCAAGGAACCCTGGCGCGTCAAAGGCGTTCACGATCTTCATGGCCTGCGATGCACTGGCCCCGGCCTTCTTCGCCGCCGCCTCTTGGCGCTGTTGGGCTTCCGTGAGAACCTTCTCCCCCTCTTGGGCGATGATCGGTACTTCGCCAGGCTTCAAGCCCACCACACCCCCTTCGTGGTAGCGCACAGCGCCCATGAACGCCGCAGGGTTGACGTTCCGGGTGGCATTGCCCCCACCGGCCCTTGCGCTGCCCACGCGACCCCCTCTGTGGGCTGTGCCGATGCCAAGGAAGTTCCCGAATGACGTGCCCTTGATCGCATTGAACAGCATCTGCTTCACGATCATCTGGCCTATCTGGATTAGGAAGTCGGACGCAAACGCCAAGAAGGCATCTTTCGCAGATTCGAAAAGCCCTTTCCCTTCGGCGATGCCTTGCGCAAATGTGCTGAAAGCATCGTTCAAGCCGCCCATGAAAAGATCGCCAACCTTCTTCCAAGAGAAGATGTTTTCCTGTGCCGATTGAGCAAAGTTCTGCGCTTTCTGCTTCGCAGTTTCCAACTGTGCAATCGCCGTGATGCTTTCTTGCCCACCGACCGCAAGCCACATGGCTTTGGCGTTTTCGATGGCCGCGATAAGCTGCGTGTTGAGTCCGACGATTTCCTGTTCAAGCTGATTGACGGCGCTATCATCACCCGTTTCGCGGGCCATTTTCAACTGTTCTTCAAAAGCCTGCCGTTGCTGCAAAAGCAACGACACTTGACGTTCCGCTTCTTGCGCGCGTTCTGTGGCTTCGGTACTGGCGTCTTTCGCATTTGCCAGATCGTAAAGCCGTGCCGTCTGTTCCTCGATGACTTTCAGATCAGCCGCAGAGATATTCGGGTTCTCGGCTTTCGCTTCTGCAATAGCGGCTTCAATCGCAGCCTGCTTTTCCTTGCCGCTGTTGATAAGTTCCTGTTGCCGAATATCGGTCTGCCCATCAGCAAGACGTTCTTTCGTTTGTTCTTCCGCTTTGATCGCGTCTGCCAAAGCCTCTTTTTGGGCGTCCGAAAGTTTCTCGACTTCAAGAACAACGCCACCATATGCTTGCAGCAAACCTTCGGCACGGGCACGGTGCCCGTTTACGTTCATCAAATCAGCTTTTTGATTTGCGGTTCCCGGTGCGCCACCATTGTTTTCGTCAGTACGGCCACCCCCGTTAGGCGTTCCGGTATTGACCGCCGCGTAAATCCGATGAAGATTATCCCCTTCACGGACTCCACGATCCACAAGGTACTTGCCCATTGCGATCACTTGTTCTGTGATCGTGGACATGGCGCTAATATTGTACTTTTCCCGGTTGTCTTTCGAGAATTGGCTTAGACCAACGTATGTGTTCCCCTTGGCGTCAGTGCCCGTGGTATCCGTGCGAAGTTTTCCGCCGGTTTCATAGGACATGACGGTAAGAAGATCAGATGCCGCAACGCCAAGTTCCTTTGCGACCGCAACAGTCGCGCGAACCAGTTCTTCATTCGCAGAACCAGAACCCGACGCAGCTTGCCGGGCGTACTCGAAGCTGTAATCTTCGGAAGACATAGCGCCGCCGATTGCTTCACGCGCCCGACCGGCCATCGTGATCGCGGCAGTCACTTCCGACCAGTTCGCGGCAAGGTCGATTGCCTCTTTCATCAACTTGTCGATAGCATTGGACTCGGCCAAGCGATCCAGTTCTTCTTTGACTTCTGGAATCTTCTGACCAAGGGCGTCCATCGCGGCTGTGAATTTCACCGCATTTTCCGCAAGGCGTTTCTCGATGGTTTCAGCGGTTTCCTTGGCGACCCCGTTAAGTTCATCCAACGCTTCTTGGGCTTCATCAATCTCGCCGGTTGCCGCGATTACCGCGTTTTCGAGATTCTTTTGCGCATCGGCATGTCCCCGAACCGAGTCAACAGCACGGTCTACTTCATCCGAAAATTCTTTGTTTGCATCCGAACCGTCACGGAACTTGCGGTTTACAACGTCAACACTTCCTTGAAGTTCTTTCGCCGAGATATCGCCGTCTTCGAACAGCTTGATAAGATCAAAGATTTGTTGGCTGTATTCCTTATCGACCCGACCGAAGTTGAAAAAGTTTGTCCAGAAACTTCCGTCTTGGGAAACCGAATTTTTCAGTTTATCCAAAGACGTTTTCAGCGATTTTTCAACCGCGTCCAAATTCAGTTCCAATCGGGTGACGGTGATGCCGTCCAGACTTTTCAGCTTTTCGCGGTATTCTTCGACCGACCCATTCGTATCGTCATATGCGTCTTTCAAAACGGAAACGATTGCGGTATGTTCCGCAAGAGCCGTACCGGCTTCGTCTGCGCTTGTGACCCAATATGCCAGAAGAGTCGTGACCGCGACGATAGCGGCCCCTATCCCCGTGGATATCAGCAACCCCTTGATCGCCAGCGTCAGACCGCGTGCAGCCGCCGCAGCACCAGCGAACCCACCGCCCGCAGCCGCAGCCGCAGCCCTTGCCGCAGTAAGTCCACCAGCCGCAGCCACAGCACCTGTACGAAGGTTGTTCATGGCGACGATCAGGGATAGGACAACGCCCGTCAGTTTCACGCCAACGAAGGCCGCAGCCGCCATCGTGAGGAGTCGGAAGTTCTGCGCAAGGAACGAAACGAAGTCCACCATCTTGCCAAGACCCGCGCCCAACCTGGACAGGAAGGTTTGCATGTCTGCCGATTGCAGAAGTTCGGTCATCGCTTGGGCGGCGTCACCGACCGCATCAACGAAGCCCCCTTGGCCGATTTCCAGCATGGCGTTGAACAGGGCGTTTTTGAAACGGCCAAGCTGGGTTGCGGTGCCTTCAAGAGCGTCTTGAAGACCGGGGCCAAATCGTTTCGTCAATTCTTCCGCAAAAGGAATAAGGGCATCGCCCGTGATTTCCCCGGCCTTCATCATCCGCATCAATTCGGCAGTCGATACTTTCAAAGCATCGGCCATGATCTGAACAGCGCCGGGCAACCTGTCACCCAACTGTTGACGAAGTTCTTCCGCCTGTACCGCGTTCTTCGAAACGATTTGGGTAAGCGCAACGAATACGCCCGCCATTTCGGAAGTCGAAGATCGGTTTACCCTTGCGGCTTCGGCAACGGATTTGAAAATCTTTCTGGTATTCTCGCCTTCGAGATTTGTTCCTTTGGTGGCGATAGAGAATTTGGAATACTCTTGGGAAAGCACACCAAACTCGATACCCAAGCGGTTCGCGTTTCGGCGAACAAAATCCAAGTCCTGTGCCGACTTCAACAAGTCACCGTCATTCGCCACGTTCAATCGGGATTGCGCAGCTTCCAGTTTCAGAGCGGCTTCTGTGGTTCCTTGAAGAACTTGGATTGCGGCGAACAGACCGCCGTAGGCCGCGATCAACGAAAGGGCTTCACCCCTGATCCGCTGCATCATGCCAAGCGTTGTGCGCTGACCCGTGTTGTACCGGCCATGCGCGGCCCGCAGACGTTCCAGAAGGGATAGTTCGCGTTCTGATACCCTGTTGGCCCGCTGTTGCGCTGCGGCCCGTGCAGCCGCCGCCCGTGCAGCTTCATCTTGGGCCCTGGATAGCGCGCGCAGAGCCGTGCGCGCCCGAAGCCCGTCATTCGCCAGTTCCTGCATATCCTGTGCAAGACGCTGTTGGATGGCCGACAACCGCAGTTGTTTATCGGCAAGCTGTGCCGCGCTTGTCCCAGCTTCCCGCATGATGTGACTCATGCGATCCGTGGCTTCCGATTGAAGCATCGCCTTCATGGCCGCTTCGTTCATCGCCTGTTCGGCAAACGCCATGTCACGGGCAAGTTCGCGCGTTGGAACCCCGGCGGTGGACGCCCGCAGACGATCCAAGGTGCCTGCCAGGCGCCCCGCATCGGCTTCGGCCAAGACAGCCGCCGTGCGCTGTTCCGTGAGTTGCTTTGTCAGGCCACTAAGGGTCAGGGACTCAAGAGTCGCAAGTCTCGCACGGGCCGCAGCCGCAGCCGCTTCCAGTTCACGGAACGCCGCAGTTTCGCGTTCAACCGTCCCTTTCAAGCGTTCCCCAGACTGCACAGCCTTGGATTGCGCGGCGTCAAGTTCTGTCTGCCCCTTGCGGGCATCGGCAACCGCAGCGCGTTGCGACCGCATAGCAGCTTCGGCCCGCGCCACGACCGCAGCTTGGGCTTCCATGGCGCTTGTCGCGTTGCCGACTTTCCCGGCCAGATCGGTGTTCTGCGCAGCAAGCGAAGCGACACGTGATTTCGCGGATTCCAACCGGGCTTCGGTTTTCGCCAAGGCTTCCGAAGTGGCAAGGACTCGACGTTCCGCAGCCGCGAAAGAATCTGTCAGGCGCTTATTCGGTTTTTCAACGGTTTGGATGGCTTGCGAAACTTCCAGGTAGTTTTTCTTTGCAGCATCGAACCGGGCTTCTTGTTCGGCCAACAATTTAGTCGAAGTCTGAACAGCGCCATTCGCTTTGCGTTGTGCAGTTTCGTTTTTCCCAAGTTCTGATTGAAGCGACGAAAGGGCCGTTTTAGCCTCTTTCATTTCTACTTTTGATTTCTCGAAAGCTGCGGTGCCACGTTCGGCTTCCTGCGTCAAAGAGGCAAGCCCCGCCTTCCCCTGATCCGCAGCTTGGGAAAGGCGGGTGATATCTGCCGAAGATTCGACAAGTTCAACATTCAACTTATTCAGGCGTTCTGTTGCCCGACCAAGTTCCTTGGAAAGTTTCGCTTCAATGTCCAAGCCATTCGCAGCTTTTTTAAGCTGTTCGATTGAAGCGCCCATTCCGGCAAGGGCTTTGCTGACGCCGCTTGCGTCAGTAACCATTTCCCCTGTTGCCGTATTGAAAGCATCAACGGCTTTCGTAATGCTGTTCAGAACCCCTTTGGCTTCATCCCGCGCACGAATGATAAGTTGAACGTCTTTCCGTGCCATGCTGATCGGCCCCTATTCAGAAGGGGATGACCCCCCTATCGGTTTGACAAGCACTCTGATCGCATTGAGCGTCTTTGTAAACAACCCACGCTGTTCACGCTTGGCGCCAGGCACAACCGTAATGATCGCCTGTTGGATAAGGATCGCCTCTTGGGCCATGCGGTTGTTTTCGCGTTCGATGACCAAATTGCTTTCATCCAAGACCCGGCCCAGCGGATACCAAATGGCGTCAGGATGCCCCGACGCCATCAAAAGGTTTACGCTGCGACGAAATCCCCAATACCATCCAAAGAAACGGGAACTTTCGCGTTGTTCAGAGTCTGCGATATTCCCGCCATCAATTTGACCACCGACTCCACCAGCTTTTCCATCATGGATTCCGATTCGAATGTCATATAGAAAATGGCAATCAGACATTCGAGTTGAATACTGGCCGGAAGTTTGCTGGCAAGCAGCACCGTTTCAGGGCCGTATTCGTCAGCGGCCAGCGCGATCACAGCGGCCACCACTTCGGGGGCTTCGGCCATTATGTCGGCCATCGCCCGCTTGATCGAGTCTTCGTCAAGGCCCATGTCACCCCGCTCTTGCACCTTGGCAAAGAGCATGGCGAGAACCGGCCCGTGGACGCGCACAGCGGCGATCAAATCCGCGACCGAAACGCCGCGAACTTCGATGGTGCCGCCGTTGTATTCAATCACCTTTGAGGCGATTGTGATGTTCTTGAAACCCATTTCGAAAATCCTTGTGTCAGGTAGGTGTTGGCGCCTTAGCTGTAAACGGGCACCCCGTCACGGTACACGGCTTCAAGGCCAGGCCGTTTGAGGATACGCAGGTTCAGCGGCAGTTGCTGCCAGTCATCCGATTTCAGTTCCAGATCGCCAGCGGGCATCACCTTCACCCACGGAATCAGGATCGTGGAGTCGGTGCCCTTCGGGTTCTTCGAGATATACATCATCGAGCCTTCGACCGATGTGTTTCCCGAAATAACGCGGGTGCGAGTCGAACCAGCCACGGCAAACGTCACGTCCAGATCGGCGCCCGTAACGGCCAGCGCAGAGTCTTCAAGCAGCGTCAGAACGCCGTTGTCGAAGTCCATGGTGTAATCGGTGCCGTCCACAAGCGTCGTGGGCGTGTCATCGGCCACAGCGAAGCCCGTGGGGCTGATGCCGAAGTATCCCGTGGGGTTGGTGGAAGTCACGCCAAGACGATAGCTGTGCCCGGCGATCACGCCTTCCAGCGTTTCGGTATCCGATGCCACGACCGTTTGCGTCAGATTGGTTTCGGAACCCAACATGAACAGGGCGATGTTTTCAGCCGACATATTGTCCGTAACCAGAGCGCCCGTGCGGGTCACTTCCAGCGTCACCGAATCATCTTCTTCACGGATACCTTCATCCGAGTTCATGTGCGTCAGTTCCTGTTCCTCGAAGGTCAGGGCCACGCTCGGCGTGTTGCCGATGTACCGATAACCAGCGGGCACATACAAGCCACCGGGCTTGAAACGGGAAAAGTGGATTTTGCCCCGCCCCAGAGTGTAATTTTTGATTTCCATTTTGAACGCCTTTCCGTGGTTCAGGTTCTTGAATCCAGAGGATCGGCCAAATCCTCTGCCAAGTCCAGTGTGATCGTCAGCCAGAAATAGGCTTTGGCCGATAGTTGATCCGGCGGGCGAACCACACCGGGGCCGATCCGAAGGCCCGTGACATGATCGCCAAGGCCGAAAATCCCGTCTTCGGGATTATCCATTTCATTCGCCTTCGCCCTTTCGATTGCCAATCGCTTTTTAACATCGGCAAGAAGTGGGTGCGCAGGGTCTGTTGGATTCTGTTTGTCATCTTTGACCCAACCTTGGATCATCAATTCCCAAGAACCGTGGGAAAGTTCAGAGTCAATCGGCGATCCTCTTTGGTCCAATGGAATTGGAACTTCGAGAATGGAAAGCATTGGGATCGGGTCATCGTCGCCGAATACTGCCCGGCCACGAAAAACGCTGGATTCGGGCATGTCATAGGAATAGCCATCAGCAACCGATATCGTTCCGAGAACAGCGGAAAGGTTCTTCTGAACCTGCAACCTTAGAACATTGTCAAACGCCATCAGATAAGCCCCACTTGCCGAAGAAACTGATCTTCCAATCTATCCGCGATATCCGGCGAAAGGTCTTCTGCGACACCGGAACCATCCCTTGCCCGAAACACCTGATCGACAGATGGTCCATACAACAGGTACAGCCCATTCTTCATTTGCACGAAATCCGTCTTATTGTCCAGCCTTTCGCCCGGCTTGAGCCGAATTGCCAATCCGAGATTGAATTTGGTTTCGGTCAACTCGCTGCCAGATCGCAACCGGATAACGAATCCACGGGCCATCGTCTTCTTGACGCCCTTCCTCACTTCGACAGTCACGCCACCACGGGCGCCAGGCGAAGGGTTGCCGACCACAAAACGGGCAAGTGACGTGGGGCGCCCACGGGCCGATACGATGGCTTCCAAGCGGCTCTTTTGGGCTTTCTGTGTGACCGTCAACCGCCCGGTCGAAGGCTTCAAGTACCCCGGCGGCAGGTTGATTTCACTTTCGATCTTGCGCTGGATTTGAGTGCGGCCCCAAGCCGCCGTGTCGTTGATCGCCCGAAACGCCGCTGTTTGGATATCAGATTCGAGTCCCCGAACTTGCTCCATGGATGAAAGCCCTTCGATTACGGCGACGTAACGATCTGACATAAATCACACGAAAAGTTCGGGGTACATTGAAGGGTTCTCGAAATCCAACAGTTCTTCATCGGTCAACCGAACCGCAGGGGAAGTATAACTGATATCGTCTTTCGGATCGCGGTATTCCAAACGATACCCTTCCGTGGCCGAAATCATCACAACAGCATCGCGGGCGGGTTTGAAATCTTCATCAACAAAGATGACCTTCGGAACCGATTCGACCCGTTCGGCATAGCTGAAATTGGTCCCGGCCAGATCGCCGACCAAGGCGTTTTTGTCGTGCGCGCGAACATAGAGTGCTGTGAAGACCACAGCCCCCGGCGCGTAGTACAACGCGGGAACCCGGAACACCTTATGCAAGGTGCGCCGGGCACGTTGGCGAAGTTCACGCCAGCCCATCGTTACAGCAAGTCGCTGGCCGGGCGGGCGTCCATGATGGCTTTCACAAGGTCAGCCTTCGTGTTGCCGTCTTCGATCAGGTCCAGCCCTTCGGCCTTCCCTTGGGCGACGATCTTGGCCTTGGTCATGGCCGTCAGCGCCGCTTCATCGGGGCGTTCGTCTTCGTCTTCGTCTTCGTCTTCTTCGGGTTCAACGGGTTCGGGCGTCTTGACGGTCGAACCGCCGCTGATCGCGCGAACAACCTTGGCGCCTTCTTCTTCGGTCATCGGCGCAACGGCACCAGCCTTGTAGGGGTGCGCCGCAGGACGTGGACCCTTTTTCAGATCGTCATATTCATCCTTGCTGCGGGCTTCGAACACGGCACCCGGCTTGATGATCTGAACTTCGGGGGCCTTCGGGGGGATGCCCTTGTTCTTGTCGGCGGCAACGCCCGGCTTGATCGTGCGGTGAATTTCGGTAATGGCTTTAAGGGTGAGCGACATGGCTTCTTCCTATCTATGTGTGGGGGTTTGACAGAAGTGGGGTCCTACAGGCCCACAGAGCGGGATGTGGGCCTGTATCGGCGCTTAGGCGACCACGCGCACCCGCATGGTGGCGTTCGGGTTGACGGGAACCATCAGAGGTGCCGACTGCGACATGACCAGCGTTGCCGAAGGGTCTTCTTCATCCCACATTTTCGGGAAGATCGGCAAAGCAGCCCAACCGGCGCGCTTGTCCTGGATCGCGCCGAAGCAGCGAACCCCCATCATGTTCGGGCCGGTCAGAACCACGTCGCGCGGGTCCATGAACGGAACCACCGTGCCGTCTTCGGATTGATAGTAATCCGAGTACACGACAACTTCCGTGGTGCCGTTGATCTTGCCGACACGTTCGACTTCCAGCCCTTCCATGACGCCAAGGTTCAGCGCCAAGCCGCCCGTGGTGGTGGACGTGTAATCGGTCTTCAAGTATTCCTTGATTTCCGGGTCTTCACGCATCACTTCCCACGCTTCGCCGCCGATGGTCAGGCGGTTGCTGATACCGCCGAAGCGGGCCAGACGGGTGCGGGCTTTCCAGCTTTCGATGGTACGCATGATCGACACGCCCGAGTCACCCCAGCGCGCACCGACACCAAGGGTCACGTCCTGGTTCGCATTGCGTTCGAAATCGACCACCGTGCGGGGGTAGCGATCATCTTCCAGCGTCACGCGGCCATATATCGTGGCTTCCGCAGCCAACCATTCCCAGCGCCGTTCGATGGCTTCGCGGTGTTGGCGCAGGATATCCGCCACGATGGCGTTGTACCGTTGCTGTGGCGACATGGCGACAGCGCCGGTTGCCAGTTCGCCCATGCCCGCCACACGACGAATCATGCGGGTTGCAGAAACCGGGTCTTTCGGCTTCACATAAGCCGGTTTCACCCGGCTGACCTTTTCGGCCATGGACATGATCGGAACGCCTTGCGCAGTCGGAACGACCAGCGGCGCAATTTTGCGGTTCTCGGAAATCTGCGAGAAATCCACATATTCGTCATCGAATTGGATGACCGACCCATACATGGACAGCCAATAGTTCGAAGGCGCTTCCATTTCGCGCATGACGCCCAGCAACGTCGCTGTGTCATAACGGGTGTGCGTGATAGACATAGTTCTCTTTCCTTTTCAGTTTGTGTATCGGGGTGGCGCAAAATCCTTACGGATAAAGCGCGTCATCCGAGAACTTGCCCTTGCTCACGAAGATGGTGGGCGATTTCGACCCTTCGAAGGCGGCGACCTTTTTGGCATCCGTATCGAAACTGGTATCCCACACCAAGGCGTCCATGTCGTGATGTCCCGACCGGCGAACCGGAATGGTCATCGTCTGGCCGTCCACCATGACAATCGGCGCCAACAGGATGCCGTATGCGTCCGAGAAGGCAGGAACGATGGGCGGGCCGTCGTCTTGCGCCGTCCAAACCGCAATGGTGCCGTCTTCGGCGATGACGGTGTAAATGTCCAGTTCAAGCGCACCGCTGGCCGTGATGGTCAGTTCGGTTGTGGTGAACGGCCCGTCGCCGTATTCCGGTGTGCGGGAATTGCCCCACGTTTCAGAACCGAAAGACGCGATACCGGGTTCGCCCTGCGGGATTTTGCTATCAACGGCCATGGTAATTCTCCTATTGGCTGTTCTGGTACGCCGGGCGAACCGGCAAAAACGAAAGCCGAATGGCTTACGCGGTTTTCTTGCGCTTCTGGCCGGTCATGGCCGAAAAGTCGTTCAGGATCGAGTTCGCGTGATCCGGTTCATCGTCATCGTCTTTCGCCTGATTGGCGCCGACGCCGGGGTTGCCGGTAGCCTGCATACTGGTATCAAACGGGCTGACGTTGCCCTTGGCTTCCGCCGGAACCGTTTCAACGACCGGCGCGGCCTTGGCGTCTTCCTTCGGCAAGCGGCCCAGCATCTTCGTTGCTGCGGCGGCGTCCATGCCCGACTCGACTGCGGCCATGGCGGCGTTGGGCCGATCCTTGGCTTCGTCGCTGCCCAGGATGGCGTCCATACGATCACGTTCCAGCTTCACGCCAGCGGCCACGCCTTCGGCATGGGCATCGGTAACGGCTTTGTCGTGGGTGGCTTGATCCACGCCGGTCTGATCGGCGGTGGCTGTGGTATTCGGCTTGATCGCCATTTGACTTTCCTTTTCAAGTTCCTGTGCCGCTTCATCAGTGAAGGCCGACAACCCGTCTTCCAATGATCCGACCCGATCAGCGAAACCCACTTCAACGGAATCTTCCGCGTCATACGTCAGGGCTTCGGTTTTTCGCACCGCTTCTTCTTCCATATCCCGGTTTCTGGCAACAGTCGATACAAAGACTGCACCAAGTTTGTCAATCCGCGCTTGAATACGCTTTGACGCTTCCGGGGAAAGCGCCTCATAAGGATTGCCATCTACTTTGTGTGCACCGAATTTGAAGAACGTGACTTTGACGCCACTTTGTTCCATCGCTTTCGAATAGTCCACATGGGCCGTGACCACGCCAACCGAACCAGTTCCGCCGGATCGAGTGACCGTGATATCGTCTGCCGCACTGGCAATCGAATACGCGGCTGAATAGGCGGCGTTCGAAGCATACGCCCGAATTGGCTTTTCGCCGCGAACACCGAAAATCCCATCGGTCAATTCGAAGCAACCAGCCACTTCGCCGCCGGGACTATCGCACAAAAGGGCGATCCCATAAACTTCGGGATCGGCAAGGCCCCGGATCATCGCCTTTTCGATATAGGCGTACCCGGTTGCCCATCGGCCAAGCTGATAGGGAAAGTTGTTCAACAGCACCCCTGCGACCGAAATTTGCAGGACACCGGCCACGACATTGTATGGCCGGTAATCCGCAAACCATTCGTCTTGATCCCAGAAATCTTCCGAAGCCATATCGGAATTTGCCGTGTCCAGCATGTTCGCCGAAAATTCGTGGTTCACAACGAAGTTGATTGCGCCCTGAAAAAACTCGGCTCCGGTATCGGAAATGAAAAGCGGACTCGCAGAAAGCGATTCCAAAAGTGGCCTATTAGTCATCAGTGCCCCCATCGTCGCTGTTGCCGTCGCTTGCATCGCGGGCGGAACCGCTTGCCGCATTTACGCTGTTGTCTTCGATCAGCACAATCCCTCGATCCTCGCGCTGTTTGATTTCGCGTTCAAGTTGTGCATACACCTTGCGCCAATCCTTGCCCAGCCGCGAAAGTTCATCTTCGTGAGTGGACAGACCCCACTTGATTCGCAGGGTTGCCGCTTGGGTTTCCTTCAATTCATCAATCTGGCCCCGGCTGGCGCCGATCCAAGAGCAATGCGCCAAGGCATCGAAAAGGTAGTTCAGCACCCCATCGGTGTAAAGCATCCCGGCCCAGCGGGCGGGGAAACTCGACAGCTTGTCGTTGTTGATCGCTTCTTCCAGCCACAGCCGGAAAATCCCGTTCGCCATGGCATCGGCGCACACGCGCTTGCGCGATTGCATGAAGCGGTGTGAGGATGCCAGCGCGGCCCGCACAGACGAATAGTTCGTCTTGGTGTAATCCTTCGACAGTTCTTCGTAAGACACGTTCATAGTGGACGCCAGATAGCGCATGAGGCTCTTTTCAAACTCTTGCCCCACGCCGCCAGGTGTGCCCGCCGGTTGCATCTTGAACTTCGTGCCGGGGAACAAGTGCGGGATACGCACTCCATCCAGCTTCATGTGTTGGGCGCTTCCCACATATTCGTTGATCGCGCCAAGATAACTTTCGGCATAGTCGTTCACGGACTCGCCAAGGTTGCCGCCGCCAAGCCGGTCGAACAACACATCAGTCGGCAGTTCCGACTCGATGGTGGCCGCGTACATCGCGTTGACCACAGCGTTTTGCAGGGTCACATCGCGGAACCCGCGCATCATCTTGATTTCTTTCAGGCCCGCCGTCAGATCGGACACGGCGCGCGTCTGATCGACCCGCATCTGTTCGCGGATATACAGCACTTGCTGACGGCCCCACGGCTTGCGCGACCCGACTTCCTTGTACGCCAGCCCATCCACCATCCGAATGTCCAGATAGTCGGACGGGTGATAGGTCTGGATGAAATACGACATATGCCGTCCACGGCGATCATGCTTGATGCCCCCGCGAATCAGCGGGTTCATGGCAGACTCAATCGGCTGAACAAGGCGATCTGTATCCACCATTTGAACAGCAGTTCGGAAATCCCGGCCCGTGCTTGTATCCCATTCGGCTGTTGCCAATGCTTCGCCGGTGAAAGTGTAAACGCCAACAGCCAACCGGATCAGACCAGTGAAATCGTTCTGTTCAGAATAGTCCACATACTTGCGCGGGCTTTCTGCCCAAGTCGTGAACTTTTCTTCCACTTCCATTTGAAATTCTTCTGCCCATTCCTCGGACATTTCCATAATTTCATAATTGGGTTTCGAATTGAGGGCGAACATATCACCGACGATTGAATCCTTGTGAAGCGTACCGCCGCCTTGAACGAAAGCGTCATTGCGGTTCAGGTCACGCGACCGGGCGTCAATGATCGTCTTGTCAGGCATCATTTCCGCGTTTGCGGATTGAAGCGGCGGAACCCAACCGGCCAATTTACGGTCGAAGCGATCAGCGCCGTCATAGGCGCCACCGAAAGCCATTGGCCCACGGCTTTCGGATACCCCAAGGATATCGTCAATCTCTTTCAGTTCTTGTGCGCCAATAACTTTGGTCATCCCGTACCCCAAAATCTCATTGGTTTACCGCCCCTGCAAAGGCCAAGCCGGTATTCCATTTCAGTGATCCATGCGCGAAGCCGGTCCACATTCGCGGCGGCAAACTCCACACGTTCCCCATTCTGATCGACAACGACTTTCGCCTTGTTGCCCATGAGGATTTCTTTCAGCGCAGCTTTTGCATCAGCCAAATCGACCAACATTGCAGCGCGTTCTTCTGTGGTCAGCGTACAGTTCGCCATGACTTATCCCAAACCCTTCGCCAGTTCCGCCAGACTATACTTGCGCTTCCTGGCCGCGTCAAAGGGCTTGGTTTGCTCGACCGGATTGAACACCATGTCGTTTTGATCCCATTCCGCAGCCCAGCCGGGCGGGTATTCCCAATGGATGCCCTTCAAATTGACAAAAGGCAACAGGCATGTTGCGAAATGGTATGAGAACAAATCCCAGCTTTCGTTTCTGAAACGCTTGGGATTGATCCAACCTTTCGCCGGGTCTTTGATTTCGACCGTAAGTTCGGTGTAAAACGAATCAGCCAAACCGACCGGGAAATTGAGCCGACCACCGGGTTCGGTCCTGTCCAGGGCGTTATTCAAAACGTCCTTTGCCATGTTCGAATTGATGAACATGACGGGGATTTCACCGCGCGCCCCGGCGTTCTTGTCTTTGCGCTGGGAGTCTGGAAAGCGGATTTCCACATGCGGCGCCGTGGGTGTTGATGACCCTTTCAACAGCAAGAACCGGCTGGCAAACTCTTGCGACCAGATATATTCGCCCTTGTCTTCCAGCACATCAACTTCGTCATCATCGCCGCGCCGCAGCCACCGATAGAAGTCATATGCGTTCATCGTCACGCCTTCCCGGCCACCCGAGTCGCAGACCGTGAACTTGATCTGCATGTGCCGACCGGACTCGTCGTTCAAGGGGTACGTCTTGCCCAGAACTTCTTCGCCCAACAGCTTCCAATCTTCGGGGTGCGATCCGGGGTTCACCCACAGGCGTTCCCCGTCATCATCGAGCCGCCGTGACTTCCTGATATCGAACCTGTCTATCAGGTAACGATCCCCGTTCATCGCCACACCCATGACTTGCACCACGAAGCGGTTCTTCTGCACGTCAATGGCCGCTGTGAGGAACCGCACACCTTCGGGCACCTTGCCAAGCCAATCCTGCTTGGCCGTCGCCTTGATCGTTTCAGGAGATCGCAGGGACGCCAGATTCTTCGGGATATAGGGCTTGCCCTGATCGGTGTTGATCGTGGATTTCAGCAGCTTTTCAGAGCCGTTGGCTTCATAGGTGCGTTCGGCCACGATGTAGTTGAACACCAGCGTTTTCCATGTGGCAAACGCAGCGGCCACGCCCTTCAACCAGAAACTTGCCGAAGTGGACCGGATCGCCACGCCGCGCATTTCGTTGTTCGGCAACCAGATTTGGCCGTCTTTCACCCAACGCCCGGCCAAGTTCATTTCGTGCTTACTCGGCATCAGCCCGCCCGCATCATGGGGGTATCGAGTATCGCAATGGGGGCAGGCCAGTTCAGCCTGTTCCGCCGATTCCATGGCGTCTGCGCTATCGGGATACCGCAACAATTCAAAGTCGGGTTCGAAAGCCCCTTTGCATTTCGGGTTCACGCAACGCCAATACCAGCGCCGCCGATCCCCGTTGTTGTAAAGCGGGATGATGCCGTCAGTTGTCGGGATCGCTTCATGTGCCGTCGTCGGGGTGTACTTCGGATCGTCCACTTCAAAGCCGGGTGAAGATTCAGCCACGGTCATGCCGAAAGTCTTGAACGTGGTTGCGCGCTTTCGGGCAAGCGAAAAAGGATCGCCTTCTTTGTCCACGTCCTGCGACATGCGATCATAGTCTGTCAGCCAAAGTCGCGGGATCGGCTTTCCCGAAAGTTCGTTGATCGTCGGCCAAGAAAGCGTCAACAGCATCCCGCTTTTGTAATGCTTATCGAACACGTTGTCGGCATCACGGCTTTGGATTAGCTGGTGTCCAATTTCGGGGCTGTGGCGATGAAGCCTATCAACCCGTCGCATCGAGAAGTCGCGGGCGGTTGTATTGGACGGGCAAATGACCATCATATCCGCAGGATCGCATCGGGCGCTATATCCGATCCAGTTCATAACCATGTCAGTTTTGCCGCACTGTGCCGGGCCAACAAAAATCATTGACGTAAATGCCGTGCTATTCAGCAAGTTCATAGGCTCTACAAGATACGGGGTTTTGTCGTTCGACCAATCGCCAACGAAAGCGCCGGGGTTATTTATCTTCCGATACTTCTCCGCAGCTTCGGAAACCGTAAGCCTTTCCGGTGGCCGCGCAGCTTCTGCCGATTCAACAACGATTGATTCCAGAGTGTGCGTTCTGACCGGCAATTCCGGCATAGCTATCATCGTGTTCATAGAAGGGACTCCGCTTCGGCATCAAGTTTCACTTCTGGTATTTGGACATAGGATTCTTCCACGCCGCCGTGCAAGGCCATCAGCGCAGGAAGATCATCGAGTTGCGGCCCGCTCTGCTTTTCCTTCATCTTCCGAACCAGGGCGTCATAAAGTTCCTGTTGAAGACCGTCCACAAGAACCCGAAGTTTGTCACGCTGCGGTTCTGTCAAACCGACTTCGGTTTCAAGAGCGTCTTCCCATAGCTGCATGGTGAATTTCAGGGTCTGGAAGGTGCCGCCCAGAACGTCGCGGATTTTGTCGGTGTGCCAAAGCTGACCAGCGTTTTCCATCCACTTCTGTTGCTTCAACATGGCATCCCAGAAGGCTTGCTGCATGGTCGAAGGCATCCCGCCCTTCTTGATCGCCTTCAAGAAGTCTGACGGGCTGACCTTCGGGGGCACCAGATATGGGGCGGCTTCTTTCAAAAGATATGTCCGACCGCGAAGCCCGTTGCCCGTTTCCTTGCCTTCGGTCAGAACCGGGCAATCGGAAAGGCGACGTTTCACGTCATCGACTTTCATGCCAAAGACATTCGCCAACCACGCGGCGGTGACACCCGAAAGGGCTTCTTCCACAGGCGCAGTTTTGGTGTTCTGCCCGCCAATCGGTTGCATCCGGTTTAACTGAACATGATGATCCAACGCGCTGATTTTTCCATTGGTCATGCCGCGATTCTCCATGTGCGACCAAGCCTAGCCTTGACCGCGTTCGTAATTCTATCTTGCGTTATTGTCCGACCTTTCAATACAGACAATACGTTTTCGTCAGCCGTCCCGCGACTGATAATCCGATGAAGGAACACTTTGTCGCTCTTTTGTCCAGATCGGTGCAGCCGCTTGATGAATTGCAGGTATAATTCAGCCGACCAAGTGAGTCCGTACCAAACTGCGATGTTCGAACCGAACTGGAAGTTTAGACCATGCCCCGCGCTTGCCGGGTGAGTCAAGAGCATCTTGATTTTGCCAGCGTTCCAATCTCGCATGTCATTCGGACTATCGCCGTAAACCCTGCAATACGGGAACTTCTTTTTGATCGCGGCTTTGTCGAATTGAAAGCTGTAAGCCACAATTACGGGTCTGCCATTTGCTTCTTCCATAATGGATTCGAGTGCATCGAGTTTCTGGTTATGGACAGGTATAGCTTCTTTTTCGCTTGTATAAATTGACCCATTTGCCAGTTGCAGAAGTTTTCCCGTAAGAACGCCGCGATTTACCGCTTCGATATATTCTTCATCACCAGCTTTGTTGACCAATTCAATAGCAGACTCCTTTTCAAACTCCCTATAGATACGCATCGCTTTCGGCGGCAACGTGACTTTATGATCTATCTCGATCAAAGGTGGGAGTGAAAGATAATCGTCAGATCGAAGACTGAAAAATATGTCGGAAATCCGGCCCATGATTTCTTGTTCCGCGCCGACACGCGGTTCAAAGACTTTGGTGTATCGGTCTTCGATAAACCAACGCTTCTGGTACGCCGTCATGGACGTGCCCAGGCGCTCCCCGTCTTCAAGCAGGGAAATCGGCCCGTACAGGTCGATCAGCCCGTTTGAGGCCGGTGTGCCTGAAAGTTCCACGATCCGCTTAAAACGCGGCCTGTGGGCGCGCAGGATGCCCAATTCAGACAGAGCGGCTTTCTTCCCCGATCTGATCTGTTTCTTGGTCTGGTACACGCGGGTCATGCCGCGCTTGTGCCTGGACGCTTCATCATAGATCAGCATGTCGAAGGGCCACGCCCGGCCCTGGAATATGTCGTGCAGCCACCGCAGGTTTTCCCGGTTGATGATCGTGACTTGGGCCGGGGAGTATTTCAGGGCCGCTTGTCGTTCTTCGGCGGTGCCCGTCACCACCCGGAACGTGATATCCCGAACAAAGGCCCATGTGCGAAATTCTTCCGGCCACGTTTCTTCGGCCACGCGCAAAGGGGCAACGATCAGAGGGCGGCGCACGATGCCAGCACGAATCAACTTCTGCATGGCGAACAAGGCCGATCCGGTCTTGCCCAGCCCCATTTCAGCGCCAAGCAGAACGCCCGGCAATTCCAGAATCTTGTTCGCCATCCAAATCTGATACTCGCGCATATCTTCTTCGGTCAGCGTTCTTTCGGGCGGGCCGTACAACAGGTTCAGGGCTTCCTGATCTGTCATAACCTTGTGAGTCACGATCTTCTTCTGACGGGCCATTACAATTCCAAAATCTGCCGCGCACGGGCGAAGGTTTCAACCACATGCACTTCGGCACCAGCCGCTTTCATATCATCGCGGTTGCGGCCCTGGATACGGGCCAGATGGCCTTTGCCGTCAGGCCGCTTGAACTCGATCCACACCGTTCGGCCCCCTTTGATGAACACGCGATCCGGGGCGCCACGACGCCCCGGCCACGCGACCTTTCGAACAAACCAGCCATCGGCTTCGGCTTCTTCGATGATGGTCAATTCAAGATATGCTTCAAGCGCCATCGTCAACAGGGGGTCTGCGCAGGCCGGTTGTGGGTGCCGTGGTGACGGGCTTACCGGTTTTTGGCAGGCCGACAGCCCCGTGACGTGGCTTTTCGTTGAAGTGGGTAAACCGACCGTCGAAAAATTCTTCCACTGGCCGGGTCCATGTATGCCGTTCTGTTCCCGCGTCTTGTGCGAACGTCTGATACACCACGACCATTCCCAAAGTCGCTTCGACCTTTGCGAAACAAACAATCTGGTAAAGATGCCCTGTTTTCGTGTGGACCCAAATCAGCCTTTGATATTCTTTTTTCATTGTTCAATCCTTTATGAACATTTGTGAAGTGAAACCTTCGGAACCCAAAGGCATATCGGGCGCCCATTTTGGAGGTTCTTCCATACACTCGATAAGGGTTTTCAAATCCCTTTCCGCGAATTGGATTTTGCTTAGGCTCACAATTTGGTCATGCACATGAAGCCTGATATCCAACCCGCGCTTATCTGCCAGCTTCATTCCATGTGCCAGAAGGTCGCGCGAAATCGCTTGGTCAGCGTTTTCTGTCAACTTGCCACCGTGGGTACTCAGCCGCACCCATTGCTTCTTGTCGTTCAATCCATCGTAAGTGATCGTCGGTATCATGTCGCCCCACGGGGCGCGCTTGCGCTCGATCCGGGGCCTCACATAATGCAGCGCCCGACCGGACGGCAAATTCATTCGCATGAAGTTCCCGACAATATCAAAAGTGACAACACCATAACCGGAACCATAAGACGTTGGCTTTCCGGTTTTGATTGTGCGCTTGGCGGCGTTCTCGATGCCTTTCCAGTACGTTTTGACTTCGTGAAACTCCGTTCTGAAAGTCGTGATCGAGTGCGCCGAATCTTCCTTCGTGAAATGTTTGACGCCCATATTCCAAGCATAGCCAAGAAGTCCGGTCGCACCCCGTTCGCCGGTCTTCCTGTCTATGTATTCGTCGCCCGGCCCCATCTGGTATCCGGCACCAAGAGTACCGGGTTTTGCGATAGTCCGTTTCGACTTGTCGCCAAGCACTTTGTATTCGTGCCAGAGTTGTTCGTATGGGATTCCATAAAGCAGTTCCGCAAAGGCGATGTAGGGATCGCGCTTCAATCGGTACACGTTCAAAATCTTTTCGCAAGCTGCCAGCCATCCCAGGGTCCGGTTCTCGATGGCGTTCAAATCGGCGTCACAGAAGATCATGCCTTCGGGGGCTTGCGCAGCGGGCCGGATCGTGGACGCCAGCACATCGAACACGTTGTCGTAAAGCAGCACCATCGCTTCACTGTCCAACACTTCGACATTGCGCGCATGTTCAACGATGTTCTTTTCCAGATACCATTCGGGCCGGGGCAGGTTCTGCGGCTGAAAAATCCGACCGGCCCAACGCCACGTCCTTTGCGCGCCGCAGAATTGCAGCGTGTTGCGCAGGTTGCCATCGGCACCCACGGCCATCAGGATCGCCTGATACTTCTTGATGGAAGTTCGCGCCGTTTCAAGCCGCAAATAGAGAACTTCTTTCAAATCCTCATTCATCAAGTATTCTGACCATAGCTGATCGGACCAGCGTTCGGGCTTGTTCTTGAAGTAATCCAGCGAAGTCGTAATGCTGGATTTCTGGCAGTCATCAAAGATATACCCGTTCGCCTGCATCCACGGCAAAAGCTGTGCAGTCGAATTGGGGTTGTCCAGCCCTGTGATCTGACTCATAACGGCAAGCTGATCTTCCAACACCCGTTCGTATGTCTTCCAAGCGTTCTCGACCATCCGCATGTTCATCGGCAGACCGGCGCGGTTGACCTTCTGATCTAAGCGCCACAAATCCCATTCGTGATCAGGCATGGGTTGAAATTGTAAAAGACGGCGACGAATAGACGTTTCTGCCACAACGTCGCGACGGTTATATTCCAGATAATTTTCCCAATCAGGAAGGTCATCGTACCAATGTGTTCGAATAACCCGACCAGCATCAGCTTTGCGACGGGAAATCTTAGTCTTGGAAAACTTATTGATAAGGCGAGTGCCGCTTTTGTCTTTCAAGTGTTCGTCATCAATGTTGATGATAGGGCCAGCATTTTGTAGTTTACCTGGTAACGAACACGCCATTCCCAAAATCATCGTGTCAAACCATTGCTCTAATTCAACAGGTAATCCTAGAACATGCTGCGATATCTGCATTTCAAATGCACTGTTCCAAGCCCATTTTTCAACGGCTGGATCGTGATACGCTTCAAGAAATTCTTTCGGTATGGATTCGCCCTGCGCATGATCCCATTGAACCACGTCACCATAATTTATCTGGTATGCACACATCAAAACTTCCGTAGAAGAATGATTGGCGTAAACGTCACTTCCGACTTTTAACAAATCAGTTTCTGAAAACGTTTCATAATCAAACGATATGAAATCTTTTGCCATTCGCGATACCTTGCGTTTATATTTTGCTGCGACCGGGCTTTCCGATCCTTCGGTTCTGGTTTGGTCCACCTTCCCCCTACTGCCCGGTTTCACACCCTGCCGCAGCAGGCCGGGACCGAAGCCCCAGCCTATCCTTTGAGGGCTTACAGCAAGCCGCTTTCGTCTTCCTGTTCTTCCTCGGGTCCGTCATCCTGACCAAGATCAGCAGCATCGCCAACCATGTCGTCAGTGAACTTGTCGTCGGCATTGGCCGGGGCCGCACCGAAGGCATCGCCGTCACGCAGAAACTGCACGATTTCGATACTGGCGTTGATCCGCTTGCCGTACTTGTTATCCTGTGCCCACAGGCGGATCAGAGCGTTCACATAGCACCCGCTGTAGGGGGCCATTTTCTGCCCCGCCACGGCTTCGATCCAGCTTCCGGTCTTGGCATCCTTGCGCGGCGTGATGATCTGTGGTGGCCGCGTCACAGGGGCGGCGGCAGACACATACAGCATCCCCTCATACCCATCATAGGTTTCCAGATCGCCGTCACGCAGGCAAATTTTTTCGGGTTTCAGCTTGGGCCAGTCTTTCGGGTTGCTGCCCCACTTCTTGCCTTTGGCCTGATCGGCGGCGGCTTTCACGTTGGCAAGGTTGTTGAACTTGTCGCCCTTCTTCGGAATCAAGAAGGTACAGTTGTACGTTTCGCGCATCGAGCCGTCATCGTTCTCCTGTTCCTGCGGCTGGAACAAGTGCGCAAACGAAAGTCGCACGTCACGAAGCAGAACTTCGCCAATCACTTCTGGTTTTTCAGCCATGTCATTTCTCCTAAAGCAGACTGTCAGTTTCTTCGCCCATTAGGGCATCCAACCGCGACATGCGGTCAGGTTTCGGATCGCGGCCATCCGTAGTCGGAACAAGCTGCGGCTTGGGTTCACCTTTTGCAACGAAATGATCGAACTTCTTTCGGTACGCAGCTTTGCCCACCCAACCCTCAACTTGCGTTGGGGATAAGAGTTTCTTCGTATAGGCGTCTTCTTTGCCCAACTGTTTCATTAAGACGATTTCCGCTTTGTCATCGTCTATCCAAGATCGCGGTGGATTTCTGCCGTCAACGAGCATCATGCCTAGTGGCGGCTTTCCGTTCTCTGCATCGGAATACGCCTTTGCATGAATACGGTCATGGAATTTCTTTATCATATCCCAATGCAAAAGGAATTGGGATACCGCCTTCGGTGACATGACTTCCGGCATATCCATTTCGGCGTTTTCATCAAACTGCCGTTCCAATTCCTCATTCGTAACATCGAGTTTGGAAAGCACAAGATCGCGTTCCGCCGGGCACTTCCTGAATTGCGCCGCAGCACAGAACTTGCACTGATCGGGGCCGGGGATCAAGGGCGCATCGGGTTCGCGTGTGGCCGCAGCATCCTTCTTGATCTTGGCACCTTCGGCCAGGATCGTTCCCAGATCGGTCTTCCACAGCCCACCACCACCGGGCGCACGGGGCTGTTCGATCACGATCCAGACGGCGATACCATCTTCCCAAGGGTCATTCACGTTGCCGCCCTTCTGGATATGATCGTCTTCGAAATCCGCCGCAGCAAAGGTTGACCAACAGCCCAAGATATAGAGAATAGCCTGATCGTTCATTTCCGGTTGGACCGGGACGCCAGCGCCCCACTTCCAATCGAACACCACGATCCGGCGGTTTTCCAGATCGACAATACAGGCATCAGACGTTCCGAACTCGCCTTCGCCAAGCCACGCCGAAAGGTCCAGCTTCTGTTCGACATACATTTCGGCGCAGTCGCCCATCAACGACTCAAGGAAGTCTAAACCGGGCAACATTTTCCGCGCCATTTCAAGCGTGAACTCGATCAGGCCGTGTTGTTCGACCGTGCTTTTGCCACCGACCATCGTGTGAGGGTCAACGCCCAAGTCTAAGCTGATCGCGGCGAACTCATGGAAGACAGTTCCATACGCGGCTTCGATACCGGCGGTGTTCGGCAGATCGCGTGTCATGCGAACAGAACCGGGGCACTTGCGATATCGGTGGGCCGATGACGGCCCTAGCTGCGAATGGAGTCCCGGCATGTTCGATTTACTCCAACGACTTTTTCAGGTTCGCAATTTCGCCAGCGTACAAGTCGATTTCTTCTTCGACCGAATACTTTTCTTCAATCATCCCGATCCGCGTGTTTTGCAGATCGGAAATCCGGTTGTCGATTGCCTCAAGTTGACGATCCATCCCGGCCTTTTGCGCTTTCAGTTTCAGCACAAGGTCTTCGCGTAAAGCGATCAGCTTTTCCGGCGAGATTTTGCTTTTCTTGTCCATGTCAGTTGTCCTTTGAAGAAGGCGTGGGGCTTTGAAGCAACCCCACGCCTTTGAAAGATGGACAGATCAGAGCAACGATTCGCCGCCGGATTGTTCTTCTTCTTCGGCGCCATCGAACTCCGGGGTTTCCCCGGCTTCATACTGCGCCAGATAACCCAACGCTTCGGTGAAATTGGCCGCGTCAATCAGCGACACCTTTTTCGCGCCGAAATAATCCACGATGGATTTCACCTTGTCCTTCGCGGCTTCCCGGTCATCTTCGTCACCGGCTTTCAGGAAAGCGCCGAACTTCGCAACGAAATCATCAACCGTCATTTCTTTCGGTTTGGCTTTCGCGGCGGGCTTTGCGGCGGCGGCAGGCTTTGCAGCGGCGGCGGGCTTTGCGGCGGCGGCAGGCTTTGCAGCGGCGACAGACTTGCCGGAGGAAGTTGCGATGGCATCAAGGCGCGCGGTCTGTTCCTTGATCGCGGCTGTGAGGGCTTGGATATCGTCTTCGAGGGCCATTTGGCATCCTTTCAATCAGAATCAGGGGCACATGCCCCGGAACCCCTTTGTTATCTACAACAACAGCATTGTCAACAACCTTTTGACTGTGTATAGGTCACAGTCTATGAACAGGAGTATCAAGGAATGGCGACTTTTCTTTCACCAAACGAAGCAGGCACCGAACTTCACCGTTTGATCCTGGTGGCCGTGCCACCGAACCCGGAAGGTGCGAAGACGATCACCCACGCAGCGAAGTGCATGGGTATCAACAAGGCGACGATCTGGCAATGGATCAAGCTGGACCGGATCCCCCCCACGCGGGCGCGTGAAATCGTGGAAATGGGCCAGGGCCGGGTCAGTCTCGACCAACTCCACCGTTTCGTCTACGCTTCTTGATTCTGGACACCGGGCAAGCCTGACAGCTTAACCCAGATTCTGGCCTAAATCCCGCCGCTTGCGTCGGGGTAACAACCTTCGGCGCGGGGCACTCATGGCAAATACCAACACCAAAATCATTCACTTTTCGAGGGGGCGAAAACAGAACCTTGGCAAAGTGAAGAACCTGACAGTCGGCCTACCGGCCTTCATAGAGTTGTTCAAGATACCCCTTCAAACCCCTGAAACATTTGCAGAATACCTGAAAATGACAGACGCGCAACAGAGCGCGTTGAAGCAGTTGAACGGGTTCTTCTACCGATCACAGGTCACAGGCGGGCGACGGGTCAAGGGCGCGGCCAAACCCGCCGATATAGCGACCTTGGACTTCGACCATGCAACCGTAGGTTTTCTAAACCGGATCAAGAAGGGCCTGATTCTCCGGGGCATCAAGTTCATCGTTCACAGCACCCGGCGGCACACGCCAGAGAGCCCACGACTCCGAATGATCGTGTTTTTGAAGACGCCCGTAAACAACGATATCTACGGTGCCGTAAGCCGGATTTTGGCTTTCAGTATCGACCCCGAAATGGAAATGATCGACCTTGTTTCGTTCCGCACGGAACAGATGATGTATATGCCAACGATCAGTTCCAATATCAAATATGAGTTCTACGAATCACCCGGATCAAAGTTGCTTGATTGGGAAGTGATGCTTGAAGACTTCTCGAATGAGAACGGCGATTGGACCGATCTTGACAACCTGCCAAAAGCGCCGGGTGAAACGATCCGAAATACCGCAGACAAGGCCGAAAACCCCGAAGACAAAGAAGGCCCGGTTGGCGATTTTTGCAGAACGTGGAATGTGATCGAGGCGATTGATTACTTCGATCTGCCCTATCAAGCCGTTGATGAATACTCGACCAAGCCCCGATACACCTACACGGGCGGTACGACGCGCAACGGAGCCATTGTCGAAGACGATGGGCTGTTCCTGACCAGCTATCACGGCTCGGACCCTGTTGGGGGCCGTACCGTGAACGCTTGGGATTTGGTCAAGGCCCACAAGTTCGGCGATCTGGACGCGCAAGAAGACACCGACACGCCCATGGGCAAGCGGCAGTCGTGGAAGGCGATGCTGGACTTGGTGAAGGAAGACAAGAACTATCTGCGTTCTGTCATGCAGTCGAACTATGACATGCGGGCGATCTTCGATGATCTGGATGAAGAAACGCTAGGGATCGTTCATCAGGAAGTGGGGGATGGCCTTGATGCCGCGCAACCATCCCCCGGAAGACCCACCAGTGACGAAAGACCCTTCACGGGCGAATCTATAGCCGATGACGGGGTTTTAGACAAGGACGCTCTTGATATTTTGGGCGTAATACCACGGGATGATGACGACTTCGACATTTTGGGTCTGTCAGAGATTCCCCGACGATCAGAAACGGCCATTGTTCGGGTCTTGCCGCCGGTCGAAGATGGATGGTTCACCAAGCTGGAATGGTCCGGTCAGCAAATCCTGAACAGCCTGCCAAATATCACTTCGATCCTGCAAAATGATCTGCGGCTTCGCGGGTGCATCGAGTATAACGATTTCCGCCGAACCATCGTCACGCGCAAGGCGTTGAAGACCAAGCTGCCGATGGTGCCGAAGGTCGAAATCAAAGACAAGGTGCATGGCGATATGTGGAACGACACGATGACCACATATGCTCGAACATTGCTCGAAACGGCCAACGGCAAAGGCAACGCCGGATACGGCATGAGGGTTTCGGACAGGGACATAAACGGGGCGATCAACACCACGGCAATGCGGTGGCGGTTCCACCCGATCAAGGACGCCATAGAAGGTCATGTGTGGGATGGGATCGAGCGGGCTGAAACCCTGTTCATAGACTTCCTTGGGTGCCCTGATACCCCGTACACGCGCGCTGTGTGCCGTACATGGCTTCTGGCGGCTGTGACGCGCATCTATGAACCCGGCCACAAGTTCGACTTCGTGCCGATCCTGGAAGGCGCCCAGGGTATCCGCAAATCGACCTTCATCAGAACCCTTTCCCTTGGGTTCGCCGGAAACCTGACGGCCAGTTTCCACGATTCGAACAAGCTGATCGAACAAATCACAGGGCGCTGGATCATCGAGATTCCAGAACTCGGCAACATGGGCCGATCCGTGATCGAAGACGCCAAGGCGTTCTTCTCGATGACCGAAACCACGTTGCGATTGGCATGGGAAAAGCGGGCCGACGAATACAAGCGGCAATGCGTCTTCATGGGTTCGACCAACAAAGAAAATTACCTGACCGACACGACCGGCAACCGCCGCTTCTGGCCGATCAAGGTCATGGCCGAACAGATCGACACAGAGCGCCTTGAAGCGGTCATGCCACAGGTATGGGCCGAAGTCTTGGTGATGTACCATGCGGCCCGTGAGGCGCAGCCCCACGGCGATCTTCCGCTGTATCTGACCGGGGCCGAAGCACAGGCCGAAGCGTCCGACAACCAATCGCAGCGGCAACAGGATGACGACGCAACGGTGTGGGCTGGCATGATCGAAGACTTCCTGAACACACCCTTCAAGACGACGCCGGAAAGCAAGTCATGGCTGTTCATCGAGCGCACATGCTATTTGCAAATTATGAAGGAAGTTCTCGAATTGAGAACCATCCAACAGCCGAAAGGGCTGTACGAAACGATCAAGCGGACCATGGGTTTGATCGGTTGGGAATTGGGCGAAAAGACCGTGAGGCTTCCAGTGTACGGCCCTCAAAAAGCCTTCGTGCGGAAACGCCCGATTAGCGCCCACAACCGGGCGAAGCTGATCCGAGAACATATCGACCGGATCAGCTTCAAATCGGGGGATGAAGATGATGACCCCGAAAGCCTCTTGTGACTAGATTTAGTGGCCCTTCGGGGCCATTTTTTTTGTGCTGCACTTTGGATTACCGTGGCTTACCAGAAAGGTGGTGTATACTGACCGAAATGTAAACGTCCAATTACACCCAAGTTTACAAAGGCTATGTCACTGTTTTCCTTACCGTAAAATCCGGTTTGTGTTAAAACTGTAAACCTGTAAACGCTAAGACCCTATTACTATATCCTGCGTACCACACGGCTCGGATTCCTCTGCTTCTCTTTTTCTCTAGCCGTAAGTTTAGATTCTATGTTTACACTATTACAAAAAACAGCTTTCATATAATGAAAACAGCTACTTATCTATGTAACCGGGGCATGTAAACGTGCATGATTTGTAAACGCCGCAGGTTTACATTTGAAGGAATTTGGCACGTTCCGGCGATTTTGTGAAAAACCGGGTCCACAATGGTTCACCATGGGGCACTACGGTAATATAGGTCAACCGTGCTGACGCATCACCCCCTGAACCACAACATATAGTTTCGGCACCCGATGGCCCCATAGGCCGCGATCATCGAAAACTGAACTGAACGGTTCAGTTTAGATATCGGGAAACTGAACTGAACGGTTCAGTTTACTTTTGGGCCACCCTATAACCTGGACCTTATGATCCCCCTATGCTCGATAACAAAAACTTATGGTGTATGGGAACACATGGGGAACATGGGTGATATTGGTCAACAAAACTGACCAATTTCCGAGATTTTTGGTAGAAAATGG